TGTGTTTTCTGGAGCAGTTTCTTCTGCTGATTTGTTCTTTTAAATTATGAAGAAGAATGTAAGCCTCAAGATGGGTAAACACAAGTCCCGCAAAGGTGGTCTTACTGCTGCGGGACGAGCTAAATATAACAGAGAAACTGGATCAAATTTAAAAGCACCACAACCTGGTGGTGGTCCTCGTAAGCGTTCCTTTTGTGCACGCATGAAAGGCAACAAAGGACCAATGAAAGATTCAAAGGGTCGTCCTACTAGGAAGGCTCTCGCCCTACGTCGTTGGAAGTGTTAATTATGCCTGCTAAGAAAGGTTTGTATGCAAACATCCATGCCAAACGCAAACGTATTGCTGCTGGTAGTGGTGAAAAAATGAGAAAGCCTGGGGCTAAAGGCGCACCCACGGCTGCCAATTTCAAACGCGCCGCTAAAACCGCTAAGAAAAAGTAAACCTCAAAAATTTATTTAATCATGAAATCTATTATTGCTGCCGGTTTCCTCCTCGGCTGCGCCCAAGGCGCTATTGCTGGTCCCTACGCAAATATCGAAGCCAACTCTGGTTTTGTTGGATCGGATCTGACTGGTACCGCCACCGACGTCCATGTTGGTTACGAAGGTGCTAACTGGTATGTGCAGGGAGGACCTGTGCTGCTCCAGCCTGAAGGCGAAGAAGGTGATGTTGAATTCTCTGGTAAAGCCGGTGGAAGCTACAGCCTCAGCGAAGCCCTGTCTATCTATGGTGAAGTGTCTTTCCAATCTGGAGAAGGCGATCTGAGCTATGGAACTAAGATCGGCGCTAAATATTCTTTCTGATAATTAATACAGCCCTCCACTGGAGGTGAGCCTTGGGAGGGCTTCATTAAAGTGCTCAAATACATACCCTTTGGAAATCAATTACCCCGCACTTTTAATGACCGCTGTACTTCAACAACAACAGAGGTCTACCTGGGATGACTTTTGCTCTTGGGTAACCTCAACTAACAATCGACTTTATGTCGGCTGGTTCGGAATCCTGATGATTCCTTGCCTTCTCGCTGCAACCATTTGCTTCGTTACTGCATTCGTTGCAGCACCACCTGTAGACATTGATGGAATTCGTGAACCCGTATCCGGCTCTCTCCTCTATGGAAACAACATCATATCGGGAGCCGTCGTACCGAGCAGCAATGCCATCGGACTTCACTTCTACCCAATTTGGGAAGCTAATACACTTGATGAATGGCTCTACAACGGGGGTCCATACCAACTCGTCGTATTCCACTTCCTCATTGGCGTCTTTTCTTACATGGGACGAGAGTGGGAACTTAGCTATCGACTAGGGATGCGTCCCTGGATCTTTGTTGCTTATTCCGCACCCGTAGCTGCTGCTACTGCCGTGTTTCTTGTCTATCCCTTTGGACAAGGATCCTTCTCTGACGGAATGCCGCTTGGCATCTCCGGTACTTTCAACTATATGTTGGTCTTTCAGGCAGAACATAATATCCTTATGCATCCATTCCATATGCTGGGAGTTGCTGGCGTCTTCGGTGGCGCTTTGTTCTCTGCTATGCATGGCTCTTTGGTTACCTCCAGCCTTATCCGTGAGACTACTGAAGAGGTAAGCCAGAACTATGGTTATAAGTTCGGCCAAGAGGAAGAGACCTACAACATCGTAGCCGCTCATGGATACTTTGGTCGTCTTATTTTCCAGTACGCTTCTTTTAATAACAGCCGTAGCCTTCACTTCTTCCTGGCAGCCTGGCCTGTTGTTGGCATCTGGTTTGCTGCTCTTGGTGTATCTACCATGGCGTTCAACCTGAATGGCTTCAATTTCAACCAGTCCATTCAAGCTCAAGGTCACGTTGTGAACACCTGGGCTGACATCCTTAATCGAGCCAACCTTGGCTTTGAAGTTATGCACGAGAGAAATGCACATAACTTCCCTCTTGATCTGGCTGCTGCTAGCACTACTCCTGTTGCTCTCACAGCTCCAATGATCGGCTAATTATTCGTACGTTCATCCTATGTTTGACATTCAAGTAGATGATGGTGGCGCTCGTATTATTCGAGACGCTTTAAGACTTTATAGAAGACAATGGTCAGGTGGTCATCCACAAGAGCAAATCGATATTGAGTTCTTAGAGACACAGTTCACCAAAATGGTACTTGAAGCTACATTGGACGCATGACTGCCTAAGCATGGAACGGGGCTTAGGTTTTACCTGTACGAACTAATGTCCAACATCGTTATCCGCTACATCGCCAATCAAAAGAAAAAAGCAAACGACTACAAAGTTGATGCTCTTCGTTATCGTGGTGTAGTTTACAAAAAACTGGTTAAGTAAAGCTTACAGGGAGGTGCAAGTCCTCCCGCCAGTATTGGCGTTGGCCTTCTACGGAAGATACCCTTCGCCGTCTAGACGGTGGGAATAGACCACAAAAATTTTGATCGATCGAAAAGGCTACATATTTCTAACTACTTTATTTACTACCAATGGCTAATACCAATCAGGTAAACCTTGGTCGCGCCAATCTTACGGGCAACGCCTCTAACAACCGCGACCTTTACCTCGACCTATTTTCTGGCGAAGTCTTCAAAGGCTTCCAGTACAACTCTATTGCTCGTGACCTGGTCATGAAGCGCACCCTGAAGAACGGTAAGTCTCTTCAGTTCATCTACACCGGTCGTACCAAGGCTGAGTACCACACTCCTGGCACTCCGATCCTGGGTAACTCCGACCAAGCTCCTCCGGTGGCTGAGAAGACCATCACGGTCGATGACCTGCTGGTCAGCTCCGCTTTCCTGTATGAGCTAGATGAAACCCTTGCTCACTACGAGCTGCGTGGCGAGATCTCCCGCAAGATCGGCTACGCCTTAGCTGAGACCTATGACCGGAAGATCTTCCGTAGCATCACCCGTGGTGCACGTAACGCATCTCCTGTCAGTGCAACCAACTACACCGAGCCTGGTGGTACTCAGATCCGTCTTGGCACCGCTACAGACAGCTCTGACGCCACTAACTCTGCTTCTCTGATTGCAGGTTTCTATGACGCTGCTGCTGCTCTTGACGAAAAGGGTGTCAGCTCTGACGGTCGTGTGGCTGTCCTGAATCCCCGTCAGTACTACGAGCTGATCCAAGCTGTTGGTTCCAACGGCCTGGTGAACCGTGACGTCCAAGGCACTGCTCTGCAGTCCGGCCAAGGCATCATCGAAATCGCTGGTATCCAGATTTACAAGTCCATGAACATTCCGTTCCTGGGCAAGTTCGGTACCAACTCCAGCCTGCCTCTTGCAGGTGACTTCGTTGGTGAGACCATGCCTGCTGACTCTGCTGTCACCGGCAACAACTATGGCTCCCGTAACGAGTACGGCGGTCAGGTGTTTGGCAAGTCCTGTGGTCTTATCTTCCAGCGTGAAGCTGCTGGTGTTGTGGAAGCTATCGGACCTCAAGTCCAAGTGACTAGCAACGACGTGTCCGTGATGTATCAGGGCGACTTGATCGTTGGCCGTCTGGCTATGGGTGCTGACTACCTGAACCCCGCTGCTGCTGTGGAGTTCGTGGTTGACGTCGATCCCACTGTGACCAATGGTGCTGTGGCTACCACTGGTGCTGCTGCATTCTGATTTTTATTTTTTTGTCTTTTTATACAAGGGATTCTTCGGGGTCCCTTTTTTTTAATTATGGCTGCTCTCACAACTATTGAACTCGATACCGAACTATCCGCAGTAAATCAGATTTTGGGGAGCATCGGTCAAGCCCCAGTTAATAACATCGGTGATCTTGACGACCCCAACAGTTTTTATAAACAAAGTCCAGAGATTGATTTTATTTACAACCTTTTGACTTCATCGAACATTGAAGTACAAAGCGAAGGTTGGTCGTTTAATAGAGAAGAACATTATACCTTTACTCCTGACACAAGTAAGCACATCACTATTCCAAAGAATGTTCTTCAATTAGATGTCTGTGAAGAAGAGGTATATCGAACCACTGATGTCGTACAAAGAGACGGAAAGCTCTACAACAAAGTCAACCATTCATTTGAATTTGATAATCCACTTGACATGAATGTTGTTTGGCTCTTCCCGTTTGAAGACATCCCACAACCTTACAGGCGTTTAATCACTATCAAAGCGTCTGTACGAGCTGCTACTCAGCTTGTATCTAACCCTACTCTTGTTCAACTACTTCAACAGCAAGAAGCTTATGCTCGTTCTATTTGCGTTGAATATGAATGTAACCAAGGCGATCATAACTTCCTTGGTATGGGTCAAGAGCAGGGATACCGATCCTATGAACCGTTCCGTGGACTACGTCGCTGATGGCAAGTATTACTCAAACAATTCCTAATTACTTTGGAGGTATTTCTCAGGTACCTGAAAGTCAAAAAGGTCAAGGTCAAGTCAGTGAAGCCTTAAATGTTATTCCTGACCTCAACAGGGGGTTAATGAAGCGACCTGGATCTGCACGTATTAGCGCTCCAGCAACATCT